TAGATGATCTATAGATGTATATTGTCTATCAATAAACATTTTGCCATTACATTTTTTACAATTTAGCAATATAGTAACCTAGTTTGGAATTCCGATAATGACTAAGTTCACATCTAAAGATAAATTTCCACTAGCACCAAATCTTACAATACCCTCAACTCTAGAAGTAGTTGGTTTTTTTAAAACTACTGAAACATTTTGTCCTGCTGGAGTATTTCCTGTATTAACTACAGTTGCTGAAACTATTGGAGAATATTTAAAATCACTAGGAAAGTCATATGAAAATGTTTTTTCTGATGAAGCAGAAACTGTACTATTGTCTGCAACTCTTACAATTCCGCCAATTAGTCTAGCCTCAGATGTTTTAATGCTTTGCTTTCCAGCACTTGAGGTGTCTATGGTTGTGTAATTATAACTTGAAGAAGAAACTTGTGCGGAAAGGTTGTTTACTGTGTCTGCCAACTGATAGATGTATGTAACATCTAGTGGTTGTCCTCGCTCAGGTAGTGGTAGTTTAGCCATTTTATTCCTCCTATTAGATTATATCAGAAAATGTATACGCCAGAGTCATAAACCAAGAAATCTTCTTTTATTTCTTTTTTTGATGACACTGCTTGTATTATTACTCTTACACTCGTTGTCCCCTGATTTGCAAAAGAGTAGGAGTGACCTGCTGCTATGCCTTTATAAACAAACTGATTGCTATCAAATTTAACAAAAACATCATAAGTTAAAGAAGAGTTTTGGTCTCCCCATACTACTGTAATTATCTGTTGTGTTTTTGAAATAGCTCCAGAAGTAATGACAATATCGCTTCCAATAGAATTATAGATTGAAGACCAGTGAGAGCTTCTGTTTTTATCTTCAGATATTACTCTGTAACGAATATTATATTTTTGGCTATCGTAATCAACTGGTGGAAGTGAAGATTTTTTTACTGTTATCTTTTTAATATTAGGATCAACCATTATGAAACACCAATCGAGAATCTAAATTCAATATAATTGTTTGTATTTGGTGACTTTATAATTGTACTAGCATCTGTATTTTCAACTACAGTATACCCAATCATTCCGTATAGCGGATTCTTGGTTGCAACATTTTCTAATCTCATTGCATCTAAGGCAACATAGTAATCTGATGATGGATTTCCTCCAACAATAACAGATGCATAAATTTTAACAATACTAACATTGTTCCAGTTAAAATCTGCACCTTTGTATAAATCTTGTAGTTGTTTTGAAATAACATAATATCTATTGGTTTCAAACTCATCATTTATCGGATCACTTAAAGAACTTCCGTTATCTAGATCAACTTCAAATCTAGCGTACCCTTCAGATGTAGTATCTGATGAAGAAAAATCAACAAGTATTCTAACTGTATCTGGAACTGCCTCTGATTCACCATTTTTACTAACTAAAGAAAAGGCAAGCTTTAATTCATCTATTGGAGAATTTTGTGTAAAATCAATATTTACACCAGTTAATTGTATATATGATCCACTAGCATCAAAGTGATCCTGAGTTGGTCCACTTTCTGTTATTACATCTAGGTCTGAAGTATTACCCTCAATAAAAATATTATTATTTAAAAACCTACATCTTTCATATCTCTCTGCTCTACTTTGTTTATAAAATATACTATTGTCTGAGTTTGCTTGAAATACTGGGGTTGCTGTTAGTACCCCATTTGTTGCGTCATATTCTTTTGTTAATAAGTTTATTGGGTATGACCCTGTAATATTATTGTCATCATTACTATCAAGTGGTGCTGGTATTGTTGGAATAAGTTCTGGAACTGCTGATCCGCTACGATATTGCCAGTTTTCTGTATTAGAAAATGAAAAAATTGTTTTACTGTCATTTGATACAGCTGAGGTGTTTGATGCTGCTGAGTATATTCCTACTTCTGTAATTTCATATCTTTCTTCCGTTGGTAATTCAGCGGTAAGAACAATTTTATTCATACCGTTTTCTTGTACATACCCTCTTGAAGATATAGGAACCCTAAACATTTCAAAGTCTAAACTTTCTTTATCTGAATAGTCTTCAAAGTTTTGTCCAGTATTAAATGGTTGCTTTCCACACCCCACAGCAATATAGGAAGCAAAGGCTGGTGCTTGGCCTAATAGATACTTTCCAATAATAGTCTTGCCAGTATTAGTTATCATGATGTAGCTTCTCCTAAATATGCTTCATATATTGTACCACTTAAGCTGATTTGTACCTCAATTTGCTCATCACTGTTAAGATTAACAAACTCTATAGTTAAATCTCCAGAAGAATCAAAATAGACATTTGAGCCTCCTGTACCATTGCCTACAACTGGTATTTTTTCATTTAAATTAATTGAAAAATTTCTAAAAATTTCATCCGATGAACCCTGCAAGCCAAGAATGTTTAATGGATTATATTGTTGTTGGATTTCTGCTAAATTTTTAATTATATTATAAGATATTTTTTGACCATTGACAATATCATTTCTAGCAATATTTATTAACTCCTGTCCCCCAACATTTTCAAATAAAATATCAGTCATAATCTCAAGATCTTCAATATAATTATCAGAAATAACTGTGTCTATAGGAGCAGTTTTTACAGCATTCTGTTTAATAAAATTAACAGCTGCGTTGGCAAACTCACCTGGTGTTAATGGAGAAGCTGATAAGATAGAGGAATTAATGTCAGCCATACTACACCTCACTTAAATAGATAGTCATAGATGGCCCATCTAGATTTCTACTATAGTTAATGTTATAAACAACAAATCTTGTAGACTCTGCTGTAACTAAATCTAATCCGTCAGAGTCTTTATAGTCTAAAGTAACAATATCTCCTAATTGCAATGTTGGTATGCTAAAAATATTAGCACCAACTATTTTTTTAGGTTCCATTACCTTATTAATAATCCAGCTCATCAAGGACTCAGCGCTGTCTTGGTTTTGAATATATTGACTGTCAATAGAAAATTCATTCTTGCCATACGCCATTCTGCTTTGTCTAATCCTATCATACTTTTCTTTTTCAATAAAAGGAGAGATTATTTGGTTTGTGTCAGTTAATTCTGGATCTGACATATTGCTACGTTTTTTAAAAAACTCATCAACAGTTAATTCTTTTGTTGTTGCTTGATTAAATGTAATTCCATTAATTTTTAATGGACTTGATGAAGTACTAGCTAAATCAAGTATTTGATCTGTAGAATTAAAAATTAAAAACTCTGCTCCATACGAATCAGCTTGAAAACCTGAAACCGTATAGGATTTACTTCTGTTAAGTGTAGGAGCTATCTGAGCAGATAATGCTGGAAACGACTGGTCATATTTAATATCAAAATATGAACACTCTCTCATAATTGATCCAAACTCTTCAAAATACATATTATATTTTGGTGGTTGCTGGGAACTAATTCCACCAAGATAGGCAGATTGGACTATACCACTCATAGCGTATTTCCTAAGTGATTCATTTGCATTTACACTGTTGTCACCAAATGCTTTGGAAATTGTTTCTCCAACATTAAAGGATGTGTTTTGAGAATAATTTTGAGACAATGCATATATATTTTCAAACATACATCTAGTAGATCCACGTGTAAATAAAGCCATGTTGTTATAAATTGGTAGAGGATCATTGTCGTCTACTTCTTGAATTAGTTTATTATTAATATAAAGATAGAATCTTCTAGTCTTACCAATTTCTTCATATTCTATTGATAGATCATATACCGTTGGCTCATCTTCTCCAGCAACTCTATAGTTTCCATTAAATAAACCATCATCAACATTTATTACTTCTTGTCCTCCCCATAGTTTTACAGGAATAGCTTTAGAACTTGACGCATCTTTTTTAATTTTATAAAAAACAACATTGTCTATAGAAATATTTGCATTTCCGCTATTGTCAAAATTTAAGTACGACTCAATATTATCTTTATTTAATGCAACAATCTCAAAATAATATCCGTTATTTGTTTCTGGATTAAGAAGTACCGCTATTCCTCCACTTGCACCACTAATAACAGGATCTTGTTCTGGGCTGTTTCCAGTAACTTGATAATATGTTGAGCTTCCAATTGGTTTTTGAAAATTAATAGAATCACTTAAAGATGTGCCAATAATACGAACTCTAGTTCCAAAATGTTTATATGCATTATTAAGATTTTTATAAACATAAGAAATAAAGTTAATTGGATTTTCTGCAGTCTTAAATGAAGGTCCATTCATAATAAGGGATGAAGATTGAACTGTTCCTGCTTTAGTTGACTGCAAATTATTTACGGAAGTTTCAGTTAAATAACTTGTTGACATAAAGTTTTTGATTATTCCATTGCGTGTTGTTTTCTTTGATAAAACATTATTTACTCCAGCTGCACCTACTACTGTCGTTGGTCTGGTAATATCACCTATTAATGTATTTGTAAATAGATACTTAGAGTCCATATCGCAGCCTCTAACATAATCGTTATTTGACCAATATAGATCAGGGCCTGCTGTGTGGGAAGTCACCAAGGTGTTAAACTGACCACGACCATGATCAACAACTTCTCCATTTTTTAATCTAACAACACTTCCAATTGTTTCATAATATGGTGTTGAATATATTCTAACTAGTCCAGTAGGATAGATCTTTCCATTAAACGGCAGTGTTGAAAAGTATCTCTGATATTCCTCATTGTTACTAATCCAAACATTTCCAGTTCCTGTAATGCTATATTCAACAGCATCGTATTTAATTATCTCTCCATTAGAATAAAAATATCCTTGATTTCTTGTTAAGAAATAAATATTTTCTCCTAAATCAATTATATTGTTTACTAATACTCCTGCAACAACTTGTGGTTTTGCTAAAGATAAATCAGAACTTAATGGTAGTGCCGCTAGCATATAACTTCCCTGTACTGAGGATTCTTCATTAATAGTTTTTGTATTTTCTGTTCCCGCAACTTCCCATAATAATGCTGACTTGTATACCCAAGTTTTATCATTATTAAGTAAAGATGCTTGATTTATCTTACGTTCAGATCTTTGAATATATCTTTCTGTATAATTAATCTTTCCGTCATTATAAATCTTTTTATCTTGTGAAGCAATAGAGATTAAATTTGG